GACAACCTGACCAGGCTGCAAGAAGAAATCTACAGGGTGTGCTATGTGACGCATGCGGGGGGATCACTTTCCGGAAACGCAACTCAATCGGGTGTGAGCAAGCAGCGCGATTACGCCATCACGCAGGAGGTTCTGCGGGCCTATGGAGACGCGATCAAGGATTCGATGAAGCGAGTGCTTCGCGCGGTGGACACAGCGCGAGAGGATGGATTGAGCATCGATGTTTCCGGCATGGATGAGTTTGATATCGGGGATTTTGGGACAGAACTGGCCGATGCACAACAGCTGCTGAGTTTGGGAATGAATTCGCCAACGCTGCGAAAGCAAGTTTACAAAAAGTTGGCGTTTCAATTCCTGTGCGACGTCCGGCAAGAGGTGAAGGACCAAATCGGGCGCGAGATCGATCAAGAGTAAATGATCGTCGGCACGAGTGCCGACGCTGCACGCACGAGTGCGTGCGCCACGGGGAGGCATATGGAAGAGACAACGACGGATGGGACAGAGCTGCGTTCTCTGATACGCGGCGTGATTGAGGAATTTGTGCACGCCGAGCAGGTGAAAGCGGAGCCCGCGTATAAGGCGGAATTGCTAGAGGAGCGCAAGCGGCGCGAGGACTTAGAGAAGCGAGTGAACGATTTGGTTCAAGAGAATCACCGCAGCCGGCAGATGGCGGACGAGGCGGAGCGGAGCTCGTCGATTCGCACAGAACTACAGCGGTTGGGTGTAGCAAAAGTGGATCTGGCGTATCGCGCGGTGAAAGACGACATTCAGCGGCGCGACGACGGCCAGCTGATTGCGCGGAGCGGGCCTGGAGAAGTATCTCTTCGGGACTATCTAGCGCAGTTCGTGCAGGAGAATCCCGAATTGCTACCAGCCCGCATGACAGGTGGATCGGGGATGGGATCGGGGCCGAAGGTTGCCTCGAATACAGGCGGATTTAATCTGGACAGAATTCGGCCGGGCATGAGTCCGGAAGAACTAGAGAAGGTTCGCCAAGAAGTCTCGAGAGTGGCCAGTCAAGCACTGCGAGGCATGTGAAAGGCGCAGGGAACCGGCTCAAGAAACGGTTGCCCGGTGTAAGTCTGAAAACAATGAAACGAGGTAAAGGTTAATGGGCGCAATTACATCAGCAAATGTAGCAAATGCAATCGTGAAGTTAGTCGCGGTGGACGCCTTGCCGGCGCTTGTTAGTAACCTGGTGATGGGCAACTTAGTCAACCGGGACTATGAGCCGACCTTGGCGAACGCGGGGGATACGGTGAATGTGCCGATACCGCCCACGCTGGTGGCGAACAACATCGCGGAAGGCGGGACGGTTCAGACACAGAATCCAAACCTAGGGAACGCACAGATTGTGCTGAACACGCATGCCGAAGCCACATTCCAGATCCCGGATGTGACGAAAGTGCTGGCGGTGCCGGACCTGCTGCGACTGTACATGCAGCCGGCGGTAGTGGCCATCGCGGAGTCAATTGAAACGGATATTTTGAGCCTGTATTCGCAGTTCAGCTCGAATGCGGCGGTGGGTACGGCTGGCGTCGCGCTGGTAGAGAGTGTGGTGGACGCGGCGGAAACGGCGCTCTTTTCAGCGAAAGTTCCGGCATCGGCGAGTAAGTACCTGGTGGTTGATCCGATCAGTTACTCCGCGCTCAGACAGATTCCACGTTTTAGCGAATACTATTCCGCCGGCGATGCGGGGTTGCGCGCGTTGGTGGATGGCGCGGTGGGCAAGATCAAGGACTTCTTCGTGTTTCGATCGCAGCTGGTGCAGGCCACCGGCAGTGGGCCGGTGAACACTCACAATCTGGCGTTTTCCAGGGACGCGATCGGGCTGGTCATACGCCGGCTGCCGCAACCACTGCCGGGAACTGGCGCGATCGCCGAGTACGCGGAAATGGGCAATTTTGGAATCCGCGTGATCATGAGTTATCAGCCGAACACGCTGGCACAGCAATTCACCGTTGATGTGCTCTACGGGACCGCGGTACTCCGGAACTCGTTTGGAGTTCAGGTCAACAGCTAGTTACAAGGGACGATGAAGAAGCAGCGCGTGACGCGGGCGGATGCCAGGAGCGTCTGTCCGCGCGCAAAGGGGACAGGATGGATTTGAGGGCGTTTTATCAAAAGCTACGGAAGATCGAACGAGAGATCGCGGACGTGCACGTAGTGGTGGTGAGCCACGAGACGCCCGATGGCGGGCGGCCTGGGCAATTAGCGGAAGTGTCGCGGGCCATTGCTGCCCGGCTCATCCTAGAGGGGCGCGCCCGCTTGGCGACGATCGAAGAGAGCGCGGAATTTCGGGCGGCAGCGGAAAGAGGCGTGCAGGAAGCGCGGCAGCGGGAAATGGCTGGCAAGGTGCAGGTGAATGTGATTTCGGAGGCGGACCTGCGCGCGTTCAAGAGCTCCGTGCGAGCGGAGAAGCGGTAGCGAGCGCAGCGGCCATGGCACTATTCACCGATGGTCCCATCAGCACGGGACAGGACCTTCAAGGATACGATTCTTCGGTCCTGAGCGTTGCCAACGCGGAGGGAATCGACGTCGCGGTAAAGGTGACCCTGGCGCAACAAGATCTTGGAAATCAGCTGATGCTGTTCCTCTTTCGGCGGGCGCGCTTTCGCGACCATCACCCGAATCTCAGACGGCGGATTGGCTTGGCTGATGTGGTGGTGACGGATGCGCTGCAGCAGTGGCACATACTCACGACGCTTGCCTTCGTGTATCGGGATGCTTACTACAATCAACTGAACGACCGGTATCAGGGTAAGTGGAATGAATACGAGCAATTGGCAAAAGCAAGCTCGCGGACGTATTTTCAGCTCGGGGTCGGAGTGGTTGCCGACCCGATTCCGATGGCGCCCGCGCCCGCGTTGTCCAGTGTTCCGGGGAGCGGCCTCGCAGAAACGTTCTACGCAGTTGCGACGTGGGTAACCGCAGCCGGGCAAGAAGGCGCTCCGAGCGGTTATGCGGAACTCAGCACCGCGGCCGGCACGGACTTAGTCGTGACACTGACGGGCCCCCCGCCGAATGCAGTTGGCTGGAACGTGTATGTTGCACTGGCGCCGAGTGCGCCGACTCGCCAAAATGACGCGCCCTTGGCACTGGGCAGTAGCTGGACCTCGACCGGAGCGTTGAGTTCGGGTGCCGCGCTCCCGGCCGGGCAGCAGCCGGCCTGGTTCATCGTCGATCACCACTTCATTGAAAGAGGTTGACCATGTTGCTTATCGCCGGCACAAGTACACAGAAGGTTCTAGGAGTGCTGGCCGCAGGCAGCGGGTTACCCGCGGCACTTGAAGCGTTGAGTGTACAGCAGGGACTGACCCTGCCTAAGATCACTGCGCAGCAGATTATTGCGCAGAATGTGCCCCCGGAGGTTTCCGACCTGAGCACGGTCGACAATTATCCGTTGGTTTACGTGTACTGCACCAAAGTGGTCAACCAGCTTCGTGAAAAGTTTCGGACCTTTTCCGGCGACGCTCAGATGGTAGTGGAAGCTCGCGTGTCCCAGGATCGGCTGGATCAGATCGAGACCAACTTGCAGGGTTATGCCGACGCCATCACGCAGGTCTTGGACAATAGCCGCGGCGACTGGGGAGCTGGGATATTCTTCGACGGCGAATACGAAGTGACGTTTGGCGGAGTGAAGCACGGCGGGCGGAACTTTCTGCAAATCGCGAAAGTCGCATTTGTTCTGGAGATCAGCGCGGGTTAGCAGTTTAGACTTCCTATGTCCTATATTCTTTCGAATGACAATCGGTTCTACGTCGCTCTGGAGCAAAGCTACGGCGTTGCCGCGACCGTCAGCGCGAGTAATCGGATTCCCGCGGTGAAGTTGACGGCCAAGCAGCAGACGGAAAAAGTTCAACGCGCCGATAAGACAGGATCGCGAACGTTTGCGGGCGATCCCAGCGGGCTGCGAATACAGACCAGCTTCGGGTTGACGACTTACATGGCGACCTGGAACGATCCGGGCGTTCTGCCGCCCTATGACCCGCTGTTTCAGGCGTGCCTGGGTGCAGCCGCGGCGCAATCGGCTGGCGGCACCGTTGCGAGTACCAGCAGTTCGTCAACTCTGACCTTCACGGCGCCACACGGGTTGGCTGTGGGAGGGGCAGTTAGCAGCGGAGGAGAGATTCGCTTCGTCACGGCGGTGGTAAATGCCGACACAATTCAAGTCAACGCCCCATTTTCGGTTACGCCAGCCACGAACTCGCAAACCGGGCCGACGGCAATGTATCAGCCCGCGGAGAGTCTTCCGAGCGTTACGCTGTTCGACTACTGGAGTCCTTCAACCGCGGTCCAGCGCATACTTGCGGGCATGGCTGTGGACACACTTTCGATAAAACTCAACGGCGATTTCCACGAGTTTAATTTCAGCGGGCAGGCACAAGATTTGGTGGACACGACCAGTTTTGAGAGCGGGCAATTCGGTTTGTCGACCTTTCCTGCGGAGCCCACCGTGGCGCCGATTAACTACTCCATCATTCCGGGAAACCTGGGGCAGGTATGGCTAGGCAGTTCGCCAACGCGTTTTTACACCTTGACAGCTGCCACTGTAACGTTCACAAACAATCTCGACTTGCGCGCGAGCGAATTCGGCACCATATTGCCTAGCGCGATTGCGCCCGGACAGCGAACGGTGTCGATCAACTTCACCATTTTCGAAATGGACGACGCGGGTACGGCGGCGCTCTATCAAGCCGCGCGCCA